GATAAAGCAAGGTCTCTTATCCTATTTGGACTTTTTAAAAAATTATCAATTATTAATGTTTTCACGTTTTTTTATTTCTTTCAAAAAATTATCTTCTACATACTCAGCATTAAAATTAAAAGATATAATTGTTTTTCTTTTTTTAGTTTTAGAAGGCGGTGCTCTATGTATAAACATACTAGGGAATATAATAATGTCTCCTTGTTCTGCATCTACATCTATAATTTTTAAAGACAGAGGTTCTACTATTTGAGTTCTAGGTGCAGTTTTTCCAAACTCTAAATAATACACACCCGTAAAATTATGTCCGTGTGTATGCCAGCCATGTGTGTCTCCTTTATTATATTGTTGAAACCATAGCTCGTAAATTTGTACTTTAGATAAACCTATTTTTTTTATTTCTTCTATAAAATGTTTTTGTAAATAAGGACCAACTAAATTAACCCATTTTCTTTTTGTATCATGTCTTTTATCCCAATCTACTTTTGAGATACTATCTGTATAATAAGAATCATCTTGTTTTAATTCACCAGATTTTTGTTCATCTATTAACTTTAATAACTCTTTTTTTATTTTAGAGTTTTGTTTAAATTTATTTTTTAATATAGGAAAATTAAAATTTATCATTTTCTAAACCAGTTAGGTAATCCTAAGTGTGGTCGTTTATCAAACATGTTGTCTTTAGCGTTTTTAGTTTTTACATCATTATAATGTAAAAACACTTGCACACATTCTTTACCTTTAAATTTTTCTCTCCAATGTTCTAGCTCACAACCTCTATAAACTAACATGTCTCCTGGTTTTAAATCTACTCGCACACCTTTTTTACCTTTCTTTCCAGATGGTTCTAGATATATAGGCCAAGGGTCACCACCTAAATTCATAGTTGTTGATATTTCACAACTAAATCTATCTGTATGTCTTTTAAGTTCATCACCTTTTTTATAAGCTCTTGCATAAGTATAAGCTGGGTATAATTTTAATCCTGTTACCTTTTCCATTTCTGGTTGACATTTAAGTAACAAAGTTTCCATAGCTATATCAGAATAAGCACAGTATGTGTTTTCTACTTGCTCGTCTTTAGTTTCATAAAAACCAAACATGTTTTCATACGGCGAAATATACCTGTGTTTAATACATGTATCAAAAACTTGTTTTTTTAATAAAAAATAATTTCCAACAAACGTTGCTAAATCTTTTGTAATTGCATTGCGAATAATTGTGTATTTGTTTTTTTTAAAACTCATATAAGTGTAAACCATCCTGTGGCTATCATTTTTTTATCGTCACTTATTTGTCCTTTATGTGTATGAGTCCAATCTGGTGGCCAAATTACAGTTAGACCTTTTATTGCAGGCGTGGTTATGTCTTGATATTTAAAATGAGTTCCACCATTTTCTACGTTATTTAAATAAGTCATAAAGACTAAAACTCTTTCCATGTTTCTACCTTTCGCTCCTCTTTCATAGTGCCATGTTTTAAAACCACCTTTGCTAGGGTACCATTGAAGATTAACATCTTCAACATTAAATTTATCTAGACGTTCTACTTCAGGATATTCTTTTACATACAAATTTAAAATTTCTTGTAAGTGTAGTCTATATTCAAAAATCCCTTTTTCATAATTATTATTTCCTAAACTAAGATCTAAAGAATCTTTAATTTTTTTATCTGGAGTTATCTTTCCTTCATAAAGACTTGATCCAGGTTTAGCTTTGTCCCTGTTTTTATTAAAATAGTTTATTAATCCATCGCAAATTTCTTCAGGCATATACCACCCCTGTATAAAACTATCTTTTGGTAAATCGTGTTTTTTATAACTATGGATAGACTTCATTTTTATTCCTTACAAAATTAAAATTAATTACATGTCTTTTCCAAACATCTGTGTGGTACAATACTTTGTGTTTTATTTTACTATCGAACAATAACAATCTATTCTCAACACTATCAACAGGTATCTCTTTGCCTTTTACTTTTAAAACTGTTTTTGCATTGCACGTTGTTAAAAACAATATGGCTGTAGTAGAGTAATTACAATTATTATCAGTGTGGTATGGAGTTTCTATTGTATCGACATCTCTTAAAACACAGTTTGCTCTTACCATAATAAGAGCTTCAACATCTAGACTTTCTGTTATTGGTCTTATATGTGGGTCAAAAAAGTCAGAAGTAGGTTTATGGTTACCGTAATAAACATGAGTAAAAAGACCATTGTTCATACTCTTTTTTAAATCTACATCTATTTTAGTATAGTACCAAGGATAGTTTTCTCCTTTTATATCATACGAAAGTTTTTCGTAAAATTGATTATTTAAAAAATTGTCTATAACTTTATAGCTCATCTAGATTTCCACTTACTATTAATCTAATATTATTTTTGTTAGGTCTTACTTCATGTGGCATGTATCCAGGAAATATAATTAACTTGCCTGGATCAAACTCACAAACAATGTTTTTATTTACGTCTACTGTAGGATAGCCTACATCATAAAAACACAATGGTGATGAGTCTTTGTTGCCTTCAATAAACCAAACAAAAGATTTACCTTTTGGATTGTGTGTATGAACGCTGTGATAGCTATTCTTTAAATACTTTTGAACCCAACAATGTTTTAAATCTAAATTAAGTTTTTTAAATACAGCCCCTAATTTATTTATAAGTAAATCATGTAGATCTTTTCTGTTTTGATAAAAAGAAGTTAAATTCATTTCAGGTCGTAATATGTCTTTAGTTAATTTTATGTCTTTAATTACTTTTTTTGTTTCAGCATCTACTTCAACGTAATCTTCAACAAGAGTATATATAAAAGAATGTTTACGCATCTTTTGCCATCATTTTTGGAACTGCTTGTATATTCCAATGTATGAATCTAAAAGGATCTTTGCCATGGTCTACAATAAACTCATGTTCTAAGTACCCTGGAAATATTATTAATGTTCCTGGGTTTACTTTAAAATGTACTAATTCACTACCATGACATAAGTCTTTTGATTTTGTAAATAGTTTTGTAGCACGCGCCCCGGTTCTTGGTTCATGAAATACTGGCATAGATGTTTTGTCACTACACTTTAAAAAGTAAAATCCTGATACATGTTGATTCCAGTGTACGTGTGCTGAATGATGTCCACCACCTTTTTTAGAAAACTCTTGCACCCACATTTCATGAAACATGGTTTGGTATCGTGACATATCAAAACCTTGCCAATCTAAAAAGTCCCAAGATTTTTGACCAGCATAGTTTCTTAAATCTAAAAAATCATTATCTAACGTAAGAGGTGAAGAATGGTACGATTGACCAAAGTCACCATACTTTTTTATGTAATCTTTATTTCTTTTTTTAGCTTCTTTAATATATTTATCAGAAGCTTTATTTAAAGATTTAACAAACTCTGGTTTATCTTCAACCCATATTGGTGTTTTAAAAAATTCATGTACGTCCATATTATTTAAATGGATATCCAAGGTTCCACATTACCAATGAATATCTTACTCCTTTCGTTACTGGTTTAACTCTATGCCACACAAATGAAGGAAATACAATAATAGATCCTTTAGGCAAAATTTCTTTAGCTTGTTGTAAATGTTTTGATTCATCTCTTCTTGGTGGGTCATATTGTCTAAAATCAAATTCTAATTCACCGCCTTCATATTCAGACCCGTCTGTTAATTGTAGAGTCATAGATAGTTTTCTTATTTTACCTTTAGTATTTCCTTCTTCATATGGTTTATTCCAACTGTCACAATGCCAATCGTAGTATTGATTAAGTTTATATTTTGTAAATTGACATTGTTCAGAAAAATCCCAATCAAAATTCCACCCTGCGCTTTTATTAGCTGTGTCAATAAAAGGATGCAACTCTTTGTATACCCATGGATCATCTAACCATGTTATATTAGAATTTCTTTTACGTTTTAAATCTGTAATTTCTTCTTTAGATAATTCTTTTTTACCTTTAAACTCACCTGTTTTTGCCATCGATTCTGTTTTTGATAAACCATGTTGAATTATATGATCGCAAAGTCTTGGAGGTATAGCTGATTTAAAAGCCCAATAATAATTTTCTAGATTCATTAGTATATCGGAATAAAACCTGAGTTTATATTTACATCTCCATATTTATTGTATGTTTCTTTAATACTTTTTTCATCAACAACATCAAAAGCTATTGTAATTCTTTTGTCTTTAAATTTTTTCTTACACACCACTTTGTGATAACTTGCTGATGGTCCTATATAAACATTACCTATTTTATTTTTTATAATATAATCTTTAAAAACTGTTTCGGTATCTTTAGGATCAATTGAAATATAGCCATGAAACAAAGAATCACCATGATTATGCCACGTTAATAACTGTTGTTCATCGTGAATATTTAACCATGATTGTAACCATAACGGCTTTTTAGTGTTAGCATATTTTCTAATAATTTTAAAAACATCTTTAAACATTTTATAGTATTTTACAGAACCCACTAACAGGGTCATAGAATTATATTGATTATACAAACCTGTAGTAGATTGTTTACCATACTTGTGTTCAAAACGTTTGTGAGCTAGGTCTGCATATTTTTTAAAATGTGCTATGTCTTTTTTTATATAAGGTAAATTTACTAACATATAATTTTTTTTAGAGATATACATATGTTATAGTTTGTATAAAGTTTAATAATTTTTTTTGATTGTTTTCTATGTGATAGAAATTATTTGCTGGAAACATTATAAACTGACCATGGGTTAAAGGTATGTCCCAACTTTTTCCTTGTCTTCTATTATCATCATAATAGATTCTAACCATTACATCTGCTGCATTGATTCCATATAAACAAACAAAGTCAGGAGAATTTTTTAAATCGTTAAGATCTGTTTCTCTTAAAGGATTGCTTTTTTCACCAGGAAAATACATGGTTCCCCAAGTTTTTTCATTATATATTCTTAAGTTATATTTTACACGTAAGTGTTCTATAATGTATTTATTTAATTTATCCCAAGTTTGATTAAAAGGTGCTTTAGTCTGAGTGTATGTGCTTTCAAAAATAGATTTAGATAATATGAAAGGATCTATTTCATAACCTTTAGGCATTTTAACATCGCCTGAATATATTGCCTGTTCACTTAATACTTTCTTTTGCATACCTATATATGTTTATAGGTCTTATATATTATGCGTCTAAATTTGTCAACACCCAGCCAGTTGTATTGTCTGCTTGGTAAGCAGATTCGTCCCACGTGTAATCCCAAAGGTGTGTGGCATCGACATCGTTTTGTGTTTGTTGTTCTTCTGTTAAAGCAGGTTTTGTTATAGGAGCTACCCATGAAGCACTAGCTATATCTTTTGTCCAAGATGCAAAAGGTTGTTGAGGCCAAAATATTTGATTCTCAGGATCCCAAGTAAAACCTATACCTGCGTAGTTTCCTCTAAAAGGTGTTCCACCTAATCTATGTGTATTAGCTATTGTGTTGTAAGAAGTTTGAATCCAAAGATGTTCTGGCCAACCATGAACTCTTTCTAAAAAAGCTTGTCCTTTTTCTTCTGAAGCTGCATTACCATCATCAACAACGTTGACTGTTAAAACAATATTTTCTTCTGAAATTTTTGCAAAGTGTGCCATAATTAATTTTGAAATTTATACCTTACTACTACTATTCCACTACCGCCGTTAACTCCACTACCAGAAGGTAGTCCTCTACCTCCGCCAGCGCCACCGGTATTAGCTGTTCCTGCTGTTCCTGATACAGGAGAATTTAATCTATTTCCACCTCGGCCTCCGCCGCCGTTTCCACCGTCTCCTCCAGGGTCAGATGTTTGGTCAGAACCACCGCCACCGCCACCAGAAAAATATGATGAACAAGAAACACATTGACCATAAGTGCTAGGTGCAATTGCAGTAGTTACTCCAGGTCCTCCAGTTTTAGCAGGACTAGCTGCTCCGCCAGCTCCACCACCACCAGCACCTGTATTAAAAGGTCCTGTTCCACCATTTTGACCTTGAGGTGGGTTTGTTGGAGGTACATTACCTGTACCCGCTGTGTTATTTAATCTTCCTGCTCCGCCGCCTGAACCTCCTGGTCCACCAGCACCGCAACATTCATTACCACCACCGCCACCGGCTGATGTAATTGATTGAAAAATTGAACTTCCGCCTTGAACGCCGCCTCCAACTGGAGTTGTTCCTCCACCAGCTCCGCCAGCACCAACTGTAATTGGAACTGAACCTGTAGCTATAGGTATAGCAACTGCTGGAGATGCTCCTAATGGTGAAACGGTATAACAACCAGAAGCTGCGCCTGGAGATTGTCTAAAACCTCCCGCTCCGCCTCCGCCACCTGTTCCTTGTGCTCCGCCTCCGCCGCCGGCTACAACCATGTAGTCAACTGTTTCTGAACCTGCTGCAGCACCGCTAGAAGTTACACAAAGATTTCCATCTCCTGTAAAAACGTGAACTTTATAGTCGCTAATTGTAAATGTAGCATTACCGCCTGTTGCCTCAACGTAGGCAGGACCTGAAACTGCATTAGATCCAAAACCTAAAACTTGATAACCAAAATTTGCCATATTTTATTTTCCTTATGCGTCGTTAGCCGCATCAGTAGTGTAAAATATTTTAATACCAAGAACTCTAGATTCACCGGTAAAAGTATCTCCACCGTCTGCAGCTTTTCTAAATAGTTGAAAGTAAGTTTGTTCACCTGCTGCAGGAGAACCCGCAACTGTCATCGCACCACTTTCAGCTGAAATTTGTTGATCTTCGACTGTTCCAATACCAGCATCTGTAACGTCTACTGCTGTTCCATATGCAACGTCTATTGTATCGCCATCAGCACATGCCACAGCCTGTAAACCAAATATACAGTTACCTGTGTTTGTTGAACTAGGAGACCAATAAACTTGGTAAGTTAAAGTTCCTTCGTTCCATGATTTTGGCATAGCCACTGTAAATTGAGTGTATTGTTGTGTACTTGCGTCAAAGTCAAATACTTTTAAATCTGGTCTTGTAGCTGTTGTTTCAACTAAAGCCCCATCTGCAGGATTTGTAGTTGGTCCGTACATTGCTGCAGCTGGAATCCACATAGTTTCTTTACCAGCAATTTTTAAAGCTGAACCGTTACCTTGTAAAATACCTGTTCCTTTTGGAACAAGGTTAAGACTTACGTTTGTTTCACCAGAAGCAGTAATGCTAGGTGCATTACCAGTAGCAGCGTTAGCTAATGTAATTTCATTAACAGCTGATCCTGTTGCAGTAAGATTAATTAATTCGTTTCCATTAGTATCTAAAATGTTTGTTCCAATTTTAGGACTAGTTAAAGTTTTGTTTGTTAAAGTTTGTGTTCCAGTAAGAGTTACATCACCTGTTCCAGCAGGTAGTGTATAAATGTCTGGGTTAGTTCCATCGTTTGCAGTAGCAAATACAATAGCATCACCTTTGTTGTCTGCTGCAAAAGTAAAAGTATCTCCTGAACCAGATACATATTTAAATTGTAGTGTGTAAGCACCTGATGTTGAATTTCTTAAGTAATACATTTTCTCTACATCTAAAGGAATTGTTACAACTCTTGCTCCAGATATAGTTCCTGTAAACTCAATCATTTGGTGTTGAGCTGTTCCAGTAGTATTTCCATCAACAATTGTTAAAGCTGTTGGTGTTCCTGAATCAGTTACAGCTTGTGAATTAAATCCACCAGTTAACTGTTCGAATAAAGATAGGTTGTTATTAGTTTTTGTTCCCCATGTACCGGCATTTTCGCCAGTTGCCATTAGTTCTATACCGAGATCTGTATAAGTTGATGCCATAATTTTGTTCTCCTAATTAGTATCTTTTTTTATTTGTTTTTATACTTAATGTCAATAACATATTAAATTAATTTCCTGAAGTAATTGTCGTATAATTTGCGGATTGTGTGGCCGTTATTGTTTCATATCCTAAAGGAGCTACTCCAATAGGAGATACACTAGCAGTTGCTGATACTCCTGTCAATCCCATAACTTCTGCTGGATTTAAAGTTCCAGTTGATGATGTCATGCTTTGACCAGTTAATCCTATAACATCTGCTGGCGTTATTGCACCTACAGATGAAGTCATTGAAAGACCAGTTATATTTATAGTAGGGTTTTGTGAAGTCGTAAGAGTTCCAAGACTAGATGTTGTTTCTAAACCTGTTAATCCCATAACATCTGCTGGCGTTATTGCACCTACAGACGATGTAGAACTTAATCCTGTTAAACCTACATTTATACTAAAGTCTATACTTAATGAACCAACTGATGATGTTGCACTTTGACCTGTTGGAGTTAATGTTAAATCAGATATTGCTGTAGGACTTCCAACTGCTGATGTAGAGCTTAAACCTGTTAATCCCATTACGTCAGCAACTTGTAAATAATATTCACCTCCCCAACCAGTTGTTGCAGATCCCCAAGTTTGTTT